AAACCCTGAACAAATCCAAAAATCAAGGATAAAAAATCAAAAACCTTCATTTTTAAACTTTGCTTTGTCATTTTGCACTTTGACTTTTGAGTTTTCGACATTGTGTAGTATTTCGAATTTAGGATTTTGAGTTTTGTTTTACAGCATTCAGGGAGCTCCCAGGGCTAGCGTCTGGCGATACTGCCAGTCCCGGAGGCTGTAGTTTACATCGATGTCCATTACCCGATACTTCTTATTAGAGATGCCACAGCGCTTGTCGGTGACGGTGATGACGTCGTATAGCTCCTGGCCACAGTTGGGAGGGATGGCGAGATTGCCACGCTCTGCTCGCAATGACTCCTTGCGGAGGATAGCGTCGGCCCTCTCCTGGGCCCTGGCGGCTGATTGAAGGTTAGGGTCATAATCCTGGTCGAAGATATCGATGCCGAGCTGGAGGTTCGTCCAATCGATGGCGTCCTCGACGATTCGGGCATCCTCAGCGTCTCTGCCGATGGCTCTTGCCCTGGTTAGCGGGACAGCCTGACGATATTCGCTCTGGAGAATAACGTGGTCGGCTCCATAAATGTAGCAACTACTCTCATCGGCCCTGAGGTCTTTGAGATAGGCTTCATTGCCGGTAAATACCAGGCTATCGGGGATGAAGGCAAGGATACACCTGAGGGCGGCGTCTCCCCTGGTGGTAGGGGGGAGGGTAAAGTCGGGATAGAGGTTATCAACCGCGGAGCTCCGGGGGACACCTGCAGGGCTGGTGAGGTTAATTCCCCACCGGCAAATAATCTCCTGGACGATCTCCCACACGTTCTTGTTTGCCGGCCAACGCATAAGGAATCGTGATGTCCACTTATCGGCTAATCCCTGGCCGTCGAGGCAGAAGAGCTTGAGGATTGAGATGTTGGGGCTGGAGGAATATTCCCAGGAATCGAGCCAGTATCTGCCCACCTCTACCGCTTCGTTTCCTGCTGTGGTCTTGTATCCTAATTTAAGGACCACTTCGCTTCGCTTTGCGGGCGGGGTGGCGTATTGGGCTCTGGAGTTGTCGAGTTCGATTACTAGATTGCCTGCCTGCGCTGGCAATGACGAAGAAGAAAGACGCAATGACACGATATCGGGGGTGAGGTCTAGCGGGTCGGCTGCTGCCCTGGGGCTACGCCATACTCCATCGGGGCGTTCGAGCCACCAATACGAGCTATCAGCTATCAGCCGCAAGCCATAAGCACTACTGATATTCAGGAACGGCTTGGGCTCGGTGAAAGCCATGCTATAGAAGTCTGAACCTCTGACGGCGTGACAGATTAGCGGCCTGGTATAAGCGGTTGTGCCGGTGAACTTCTCCACGCCAACAATAAGAGTATTCTCGTAATCCGCCGCTGCAGCGGGCTTGTGGCAATCGGGGTATTCGTAGGTGATGCCCTCCCCCTCCGGGGCGGTAATGAACGGGTCGACATCGGAGAAGGTATAGGTATTATCGAACTGCTGGCGATAAAGGCCATAGAGGTTGTAAGGGGTTTGCGATTCCCAGGCGGCAACTACCAGGTCTATGTGGTCTGGAGTGTAATAACAGCCCGCCCCGTAGTTATTACCCCAGGGATGCTGGGAGCTGCCGAGCCAGGTATGCTCACCGGTGCTTTGGTCTGTGGTATCGATGACGATGCCATTTTGCTGTCCTGCCTTGAAGGCAAAGCAAACGACGATATTTCCTGTTCCCCACCAGGTGGCAGCCATAGAGAGGACATCGGTATAGGTTGCTACGAGCTGGGCGTTTGACCAATCCTGGCCATAATTGTGGGAATAATACTTCCAGAGGACGTTTCCTGTGGTGCGGTAGAAGATGTAAATCTTGGCGCCATAAGCAGCGATGGCACAGGGACCCTGGCAATCCGCAGCTAGCTGAGTCCACTGGGTATAATCGGAGCTCGGGCCCGGGCTGGCCACTTTCTGGCGATAAAGGCTGCTGCCATTAACCCTGATGCGGTGCATGCTCCCCTGGCCATCGAAGGCGATGCCATGGTGATTATCGGGTTCGCTCCCGGTATAAAGCCTGGTCCAGGATAGCCTCTTGATGCCCTGGTCGAAGTCATAGACTTTAGCCTCGACATAAGGAAGCCTATCGGGCTTCTTCTGAGCGGCAAGCAAGGTTGCGGATAAGGTTTTCATGAGATTGCCACGTCGCTGCGCTCCTCGCAATGACAGAGGGAAAGGGGCTCGCAATGACAATTAAATGACATTAGAAAAATACCACCTGAATGAGCCTGGCGATGATAAGCCAGGCAATGACGCCTGCTCCCCTCCCGAAAAGGTAATAATGGTATTCTTCTGAGATTGCTTCGCTGGGATTATCACCCTCACCCTTGCCCCCTCCCGTCGAGGGAGAGGGGATTCGAACCCTTGGTGGCCAGGGGCAGAGGACTTCGAAGAAGCCGATGACGAAGGCGTGGAGCTCGTTAGGGCTGCTAAAGAGCTCTTTGCTGGGAGGCAGCTTCATTTACTCTTTTCAACCTCACGGCTGATGAAGAACCAGCCGACATAGACATTCAAAGCGGTAAAGACACGCCAAAAGACATCCAGGTCAACGTTGCCGAAGAGAGCGAAACCGCTATAAGCGATAATGGCGATAATGCAGGCACAGGCGATGAACTGCCGGGTCCAGGCTTTAGAGGCTTTGATTGCCTTGTCGGGGGGATTCACGGGGTCATTGGTAGGGGGATTCACAGGGTCGCTCATCGGGTTATATCAGGGCGCCAAGGGTATCCGGGACGGGCTTTTTAGCCTTCTCATAATGTCGGGCTAAATGCCGGGCTGCTGCGATGATTTCCTCGGGGTCCGCCTGGACTCTCTCCCCACGATATCCCCCTCTACTCAGGCTTGCTACCGCTGCGGGCATGCGGTCCCAATCGACGGTCTTCTCGATATCGAGCCTGCCCTGGAGGCTTCTGAAGATGGCTTTGGTATGATGGGGAAGCTTCCAGGTCTCGGGGTCTTCGGGGTCTCCGACGATGGCGAAGGCTTCTTTGGGAAGTCCCTCTTTGGTGATTCCCTTCTCTACTGCTTGTTTTACTTTGCTCATTAGTTCCTCCTTTTGAGATTGCTTCGTTTCACTCGCAATGACAGGGGGCGGAGATTGCTTCGTCCTCCGCATCAAGTGCGGTGTCCTCGCAATGACAGGGGAAAAGGGGCTCGCAATGACACGGGTGAGTGCTTGTTTAATTTTGCTCATTGTTGGTCATGCTACCTTCAATACCATCATGTTCATGCTACCTATGGTGCCAGCAAAAGTCTCTGCTGCTCCTGATGTTTGGTAGGCACATAATTCCAGGTAGTCGTTAGCTGCCAGAGTTACGATTGCACTACCGTTGGCACTGATGTATTTGTTTGCTGCGGCAGCCACTACATAGACATCGAATAACCAGCCACCGTTCTTCAATACCCCTAAACAGATATACTGACCGGCAACAGTATTGGCCAAGGTTTTGATTGTCGCCGCAAGCATATAAACACCCGCTCTTTTAGCGGTGAATCTGTGTGTGGTGGTATTAAATTCACCCTGTTTGTCAGTTACTATGGTGTTTAAATTCATCACTGTCCAGGTAGCATTTGGGACTGATTGGTCAGTATTGCCATACGCAAACACATAGGATTGCTTTGCCAGGTCCAGTATGCCGTCGTCATGAAGCAGGAAAGCCTCCACGCCCTTGACCTTGCCGTGGACTTTGTCTTCATCGGCGGTTTGTTCAACATCCCAGCTGGTGTCACCGTCTGCATCCTGAATCTTGGTTCCGCCTCCCCCTCCTCCTGAGCTGCCTGCTGGCCAGGAAGCTACGACGCAAGCATCCCTGGGATTCCCGCCGGGAATGGCTACCAGGACGTAATTGCCGACAATCATGGCAGAAGATGCGATAGAAACAGAGACAGAGATGTCGTCCAGGTAAGTGGTTAAAGAGCCGACGAGCTGAACGCCCGCCTTGTAGGTGGTGGCATTCCAGGTCTTTAAGATACCTAATTCAAGCATCGAGATTGCGAGGAGCGGTAGCGACGAAGCAATGACAGTGGAGAATGCGTTCGCAATGACATTTTAGTCGGTGTAGAACTCCCTGGTGATGATGCGGTTGTTCCTGTTGATGGCTTTGAGCTTCTTTTCGTAGCGCTCAAGCCGCTCCTGCCCCCACTTCAAGAAGTTGATGGTCGCCCACTTACCAGCGATGCTGGCCCGGTCTATGGTGTAGGCTGAAGCCGATGCTGCCAGGTAACCGGTGGCTCCTAAGACGATGATCTCCTCGAACTGCGTGGGGATGGTGGAGGATGTGGCGAGGGTATGGTCCTTATACCACCTTACCCGAGCATCGTCTCCATTGCCTTTGTCCTGCATATAGAGGGTGGTTTTCCAGAGCTCAACCCTCTGGCAGCAGGCGGGACCTTCACCGATGGGGAACTCCACAGACATGATTGCGATGAGGCCGCTGAGAGTTGATATATCAATCTCCCTGCTGCCGTCTGTGGTAGCGATATCGGTTGACTCCATTTGAGGATAGGCTAACGAGAACTCCCTGACGACACGCTGGATGGCTCCGTCCACCTCATCGTTCGTCCAGCGATAATTAGCAGCATCGGTATCCTGGAGGTCCTCCCGGACCCTGGTTCTCATTTCAGTTAAGTTCATAATTTCACCTCTAAGCCTGATAAATCAGGCAACTACCCCCTGCTTTCGCAGGGGTTGTTTGGGGGGAGGGGGAGGCAGGCCCCCTCCCCTATAGGTAGGAGGTTTAAAATGATTCTACCAGCCCCTGCGAAAGCAGGGGCTGGTAGACAATGTTAGCCTCTCACCCCCGTCAGCATGGCCGCTTTCACGGTGGAAAAGAGGGCTAGCGACACATACCACTTCACCCTGGTCCTGGTAGCGTCCTTGGTCTCCAATGAGCCAAGTCTCTCCACCTGGAGCATCTCGGGGCTGGAAAGTCCGCACACGCCGCCCTCTCCCATCTGGAAGGCGAAGATAGCGGAGCAATCCCCTGAAGTGCCGACGGTGTAGTTATCCTTCACCCAATCGGACACGGCGATGGGAATGCCGTTATAGAGCTGAATCTGCTCCATAAACATGCCAGGTCGGGTCTCGAGGATATTGCCCGTTGCCCTGATAAGGGACTGGAGCTTCCTGCGGCTCCTGCGGCTCACTAAGAGCATTTGAGGCTTACCGCCTCTGACCAGGTCAATGAGCTTATCCAGGTTGTCCAGGGACATGGTGGCACCGTTAGCTCCTGAGCCAAGATGGCCGCCAAAGCGGCAGGTCCAGGTGACGGTATTATCGACAACGGTGGCTCCCTCGACAATAGGCCAGGTCGGCTCGGTGGTGGCGTGGGAACTGCCGGCTACGGTGCATTCATACCGGAAGCCGTTCTCAAGGCCTGCGGTGGGGACGACGAAGTCTCCCAGGACATAGGCGGTGGACGCTGCCCAGGCGGTGCCTTTCAGGATGGTATAGAGCCCTGAGGGCTGGTTCGATGCACCGGTCCCGTTAAGGAAGGCGTTCTCAAACTCGTGCTGGACTGCCTTAGCCTTCTGCTCGATGACGGCTGCCTCGAGGTCCTGGATGTTACTCCTGGTTGACTTAAGGAAGTTGTCCACGTCGGCGTCTCCGCCAAGGATGGCCAGGGAGGCGCTTACCTGCTCGAACTCTGGTTCGGACTGAGTCCATGTTCCCGATACCGGGGCATACCAGCCGACGGTGGGGAGGGTCTTCTCCCGGTTGTATTTCAGACTGTTGCCGACAATCTGAATGAAGGGCAGCTCCTGCAAAATGGGGCTGTCCTTGATGATGGTCTCGATGATGCCCTGCAACAGGACGTCATTAGACAGTTTACTTGCTTCTGCTAAAGATATACTCATAGTTTAGATTGCTTCGTCGCCTTCGGCTCCTCGCAATGACGGGGCTCAGGCAACTACTCCTCCTTTTTGTTGAATTCCATAGGCGATTTTCTCTTTCGGGGACATTCCCTCGAGGGAGATGGTGCTCCTGGTTGGAGCTCCGGCGGGGACTTTGGCTTTTGAGGCTTCGGACTCTAAATACTGCGTGACGGAAGCTACCAGGGCTTTGCCCTTCTCGATGGAAGCATCGATTTCCTCGATGGTCCCTCCAACGATGATGTCCTGAGGGATAGTGGGATTGAGGGTTTTGGCAATGGTGAGGTATTTAGCAACAGCCTGGTCTCTGGCTTCCTTCAAGGTGGTGCTCAGCGCGTCGCTTTCCTTCTTCGCTTCGTTTAAGGACGTTTCGAGTTCGGCGAGTTTGGCGTCCTTCTCGGAGATTGCTTCGTCCCTCGCAACTAAGGTTTGTTCCAGAGCAGATTTAGCCTTGTTTGCTTCGTTCCTCGCAACTTCGGCTTCATCGAGCTGAGCTTTGATATCAGCAACCCCTGCCTCCGCAGGGGCTTTGTCCTGGGTTTCCTGAGTTCCATCTTTCGGATTCTCATCCATAAAGTTCCTCCTTGTATTGAGCTATTATTCAGGCACTTCCATCTCCGCGGCTGTCGCTCTCTCTCTCGCTCCGCCACGTGTGGACGCAGCCCTAAACTCCTGATTCATTGTTAGAATTCTCTCCCTCTCCTCAAGCCACCTGGTGAACTCCTCTTCTGGGTCCATAATTCCCATCTCGTCCATAGCCGTTCTCCTGCTGTGGACACCTGCCTGGACAAGAAGCTGTTCGTTCTGAGCCTGACGCTGAGTATCCTGAGGCAAGATTGCTCCCCACACGACTCGGTGGGTGATGCCTGTAAAGTCTTCATTCATATACCTGGCTGCTAAGCGCAATATCATCTCGGCTCTCTGGTGGTAGGCGTTGGTGCGAATCGTTCTTTTACGGGTAACCTTCTGGATTAGTGCGCCTAACTCAACCTGCATAGCTGTTCCTGATAAATCCCTCTCGCTACCGCCATAGGCTGCCCGGGGACATTCGGTGATGTCATGAAGGCAGCGATAAATCAAATCGATGTAATCGATATGAAGCCTGATGCCTCCGCCCTGGAGCAAGTCGAGCAGATAAGCTTTGGCGTCCTCGGGTATGGTCCATACCGCCCCCGGCTGCACCTTGATATCCTCTGCTGAGCCGACGTTCTCCAATACAGCGATGGGATTACCGGATAGCTCAAGTATTCTCGATAACTGGCTCAGGGCTCGGTTTAATTCCCGCTGCGGCTGAACGACTGAGGGGATATCGGAGGTCCCCCAGAACTTCTTCGGCTCACGGAGGTTGGGGAAGATGATGAACGGAATGAAGCCGTAGGGATTCGGCTTTGATTCTATGCGGTCGTTATCCAGGAAAAGCTCGAAGTCCTTTATGGTCCATACTTCGGTTATGGTGGCTGCCTTCTTGGTGATGGCTCTGTTATACAGCAAGCCTATCTCGTCCTGGGAAAGGGTGTATCTGCTGGCCACTCTCCACACCCTGGACATATCATCTCCAAGCCACCAGGCGTAAATGCCGGAGATATCGGGTGCGGTGACTTTGACGCGCTTCTCATCGCTGTCCCAGATAACCTTATAGCAGCCATCTCCCAGGATAGCGGCATCAATCTCCGTCTCCCAATCGAGCTGCTGGAGGTTGTTGTTTTGATAGACGTCCCGGAGGAGCTGCTCCGCTTTCTGGACTCTGGCTTTTAATTCGTCGAGTTCCTTCCCCTTCGTTTCACTCAGGGTCAGGACTGCGCCTGTGGGGTAGCAGGCGAAGGTCAATCCCTGCATCAAATAGCTGGTCACCTTATCGATGGCCACCTTGGCATAATTAAATACGAGCTGGCGATTGCGGCTGGTCTGCTGCCATTGTTTGCCGTTATAGAAGTCGAGGTTGGTGCGGTATTCTGCCAGCCTGGCGGTATCCGTTCGGGCTAGTTGTGATGGGTTAAACCCCGTATTAAATACGGGGGAAGCATCATTCATCTCTCAAAACTCCTACTTGACGAAATTCCAAATCCTAAATCCGAAATACTAAACAACATCAAATGACCAAAGTCCCAATGACCAAAAGGGTTTTGAACTTTGAATTTAGATATTAGGATTTGTTTCGGATTTAGTGCTTCGAGTTTAGGATTTAGCTTGGTGATTGCTTCGTCGCTAATGCTCCTCGCAATGACAGAGGGGGAGTGCCTCGCAATGACAAAAGGGGGTGCATTGCAGTCTTTTTTACCTGTCATTGCGGTGAGCTGAAACCCTGAGCGTAGCGAAGGGCGAAGGCGTGGCAATCTCATTTCTCGACCACCTTCAACCATCTCTGCACCGTCCTCACGCTAACCCTGAATATTCGGGCAATTTCTTCATTGCTTTTCCCCTCCCGCTTCAGCGCCATCATCCTCCTCGCTCTCTGGGTCTTCAGGAATTTCTCCTTTCCCCAGGGCTCTTCCTTGATGCAACAGGGGAAGGGGCAGGTAAGACAATGCGGGAATAGCTCACAGCCTTCGTCTTCGTAGGGGAAATCCTCGGGCAATAAATCCCAGATGTTTTGTGGTTCCGTGACGAGTCTTTCGCTTTCTGTCATTCTGTCCTCAAATTGCTCCGAGATTGCTTCGTCATCCCTCACTTCGTTCGGGATTTCCTCGCAATGACACAAGGGAGTCGTTGCGAGCCCTTCGCCTCTTGTCGTTCTGACCCTGAATGAAATGAAGGGGAAGAATCTCTTAACGCTCAGGGCAGGCTCCGCGTGGCAATCCCGGAAAACAAAGTTCTAAATCCTAAATCCGAAATACTAAACAATGTAAAAGAGCGGTCAGTAATCAGCTGTCAGCGGATAGCCAATAGCTGAAGGCTGATAGCTGATAGCTACTAACTTGGGGATTGCTTCGGCACTGGCGTGCCTCGCAATGACAGAGGGGGCGTGCCTCGCAATGACAGAAACGGGGGCATTGCAGCCTTTTTTACCCGTCATTGCGAGCGAAGCGTGGCAATCTCGGCGGGGTGGGTTTGCTTCGGCACTGGCGTGCCTCGCAATGACAGAAAGGTGGTCTGTTATCATGCCGAAATATTAGCACGGTAGTTCTAGGAAAACAAGGGAATTTTGTCACCCTTCTTTGCATCGCATTAAGAGGTATATTGACATTCAGAAGCATGCTGGTATAATGAGGTGTAGTTGTGCAATGCACTTTATAATTGAATATGGGCTTGACAAGAGTTGAAGTTATGTTTACAGTTTGCCTTAGTAGATTAAAGGAGGTGATGCCTATGAAGCAGTCCCAAAGGAATTCTCGCAGGAGATTGCTTCGTCGCTGATGCTCCTCGCAATGACAAGCGGGGAATATGAGCCTGTTTGTCTATTATTGCGAGCCGCTTTTTTCTATCATTGCGAGCCAAAGGCGAAGCAATCTCAAAAGGATTCACGGAGGGGAAAGTGTCTGTAAGAGGCACATTCAGGTTTACTGGAAATTCACGATAACCAAACCAAGGCGAAGAAGGTCGACTTTTAGCCAAGGTTTAAATAGTGGTTCCCAAAAATTTACGGAATTTTTGGGGTGAAGTAAATAAGGAGGACTTTTCAATGGATAAAACAATAGATAACTGGCCTAGAAGGCTGTTCTACCTCGGCATTGCCGTGGTAATGATTTTGGGACTCCTTCTAGCGCCAGCAATCACTTCGCAAGCTAACGCTGCTGACGTGAGTGCCGAGTGGAGCAAGGTTGCCACTCCATATACCGATGATTGGACCGTTGCTCCGGGCTCCGATATCGTCGTGGGGGCCTCGATTCCCGGCGGCAGTGTTCTCTACGTGGTGGGGTCTGGTTGGGACGATAACGAGATTACGGGGAACTCTAGCGACTACAGCGCCAGGCTGTGGAAGTCGGAGGACAGCGGTGTCACCTGGGATGACCTGACCAGTAAAGTCTGGGATGCCGACAGTCTGCCGGTAGGCTTCAATTCGAGCACCAGTTACTTTAACTATGTTGCCTGTGCTCTTGATGACCCCGACTTCATGGCTGTGGCGATAGTTACTTACGCTGCTGATTATTGCAATATGACTCAGGCAGTGGTCATCTCCGATGATGGCGGCGACAACTTCTACTGGACTCGAGCCATAAGCGATAGCGCCGCTAATTCTACCCTCAATTGCGTTTTCGACATGGAGATTTCCGATGCGGATAGCAGCGGCAAGCACAACATCGCCCTGGGTGGTGTTGGAACCAAGGGTACGACTTGTGAAACCGGCTTGGTGTACCGCTATGAGACTGGTGGTCTGGTTGGTGGTGGCTGGGTAGATGCCTCAGACCCGAATGTTTACAAGGGCTGGGACAACATCGCCGATGATGTCGTCGGCAATGACATTGCCAGCGTGGCGGTTACCAAAGTGGTATTTGCCCCGAGCTGGCTGGCCGATAAAACGGTACTGGCGGTAAGCCACACTGCTAATAACACCTATCTTCAGTCAGGAAGCTGGGGAAACACGAAGGTGTGGAACCTGAAGGCTGGCTTTGAAGCCGCTGTCGAGATACTCGGAGCTGACGGGGGCATCTGGTCTTATGTCCAGGGTGCGGCGGCAGGAATTGCCCTGCCTACCGATTATGAGGGCCGGCATGCCAACACTCGCTACGCCTGGGTCTATGTGGACAACGCTAACCCAGCTTTAGGCGGCGTCATTTACAAAGTACAGAACGGCGCCGTTAGCGTGGTTATCCAGCAAATCACCGGCAAACCCTGGCTGGCGAGCCTATCCTACCTCGGAAGCATTGCTGAAGGTAAAGCCATAGCCGGCTCGCTCGCCGGTGGTACACTCGCCTCTCTTATGACTGGTGGCACCGCGTGCGGTGAGGGCGTTCAGGTCTACCGCAACGACGGCATCACCGATATGGACATCTGCTGCCAGCACTGGAGCGATGCCTGCAAGCCGCCTACGGGGACGATGCTGGCTCTGGTGGGCTATGTACTGCCCAGCAAGGCTTACGCCCTTGTCAGTGGGAACCCGCACAATCCTTTTGGGCTTGATGAAAGCGCTTTCTCCTTCAGTCTTGATGACGGCGATACCTGGAACCAGCTCGGACTGGTGGATACCTATATCGACTACCTCTCCGATGTTGCCAAATCGCCCAACTGCAACAAGACCTGGGTGTTCAGCGTTAACCTGGGCGAACAGATGATGGACGGCCCCGTAGGAAATGGCCGTTCTTGCGAATGCGACAGCGTATGGCTGAAGGCTGACCCACTCCCCGAGGCTTCAGAATACAGCGGTGCCTGGATAAGGGAATGGTCTGGAATGCTTACGGGCTCTCCTGAAGAGGGTCTGCTGAGGCTGGCTCCTGAGGAAACCGACGAAGCGTTAACCGTTTACCTGGTTGACCGGGGCACCGACACCGTTTACTATGACAGCACCGAAGGTCTGGGCTGCTGGGAAGAAGCAAGCTCGGCCGTTGATGAGATTTCCGACCTGGCCGTCCAGGACGAGGCGACCATCTATGCTCTGGGCTTCAATGCTGATGTAGCAGTGTCCGATGACCATGGTTCTGCTGCTTCGTGGAGCGATACCATGGACAGCAAGGTTGATGATGGTCACACCATTGCCGTGCTTGGCGAGGGGAATGTCCTCGTTGGCGGCGATGATGGCAAGGTGAGCTACTCCGATAGTGACCTGGCCACCTTCCTTGATGGTGAGGCCAGCTTCACCGAGCTGGATGACATCGGCGATGGCAACGTGCATGTTGCCTTTGACAGCTACTTCGACACCAACAGCGTGGTTTATGCCGCGGTGGGCCAGGCAACTCCCGCTAACGACGCTGACAACGGCATTTACCGCTGGGCTATTGGCACAAGCACGAGTTGGAAAGACCTTGGTGAGTGTGTTACTCCGGGTACTACTTCGGCAACGCCAACCCAGGCTCAACTTGACTTCAGTGAGGACTGCACCCGGGTTCAGGTTGGCTACTACGGAATAGTCCTCAGCAATGCTGAGGGCAATCCGGAGACCGATGCTATCACCGGCGGTGTTCTATACGCTACCTTCTATGATGCCACGGGCAATGCCACGAGCGATGTCACTGGCGTGGCTCGGTGTCTCAATCCTGCCGAGGAAGTAGCCTGCGGCGGAGCCGATTGGGATTACCTGGTTGAGGATACCGCTGACGATCACGGGGCATTCACGCTGGAGCCTTCCAGCTTGAAGATATGCGGATGCCTTACCCCGGATACCAACGCCAAGCTGTTTGCCATTGACGACAACTACTACTACGGGAACAGTACCTCTCTGGAGCCTGCCTTTGCCACCGCTTATGAGGGCAAGAGCGTTGGTCGTCTGTGGACCTATGAGGACTGCTTTGCCAAGGCAGCTCCAGTAATCGTCAGCCCGGCAGACAATGCTTTGGTTGATGCTGACCCGTGCTACTGCTGGAACGATGCTTTCACGCTGAAGTGGGAGCGACAGTGCGATGCCTGCTCCTATAACCTGCAGATATCTCGGGATGCGGACTTCACCGAGGTGGTGTTCGACGAGTACAACGGCAAGGATAAGAGTACTTGCCTCGAGAATGACTACGAGCCACCCAGCGGCTCCAATCCCAGCTATGTAGTTGCCAACGGAGCGCTGGGCACTGGCAGTTGTGGCACCACATTCTACTGGAGAGTTCGCTCTGCTGATGCTGAGACTGGTGAGATAATACACAGTCCCTGGTCTGATGTGCGCAGTTTCACTGTTGCCGTTGGTGCTGGGGCTGCGTTAACGCTGACCAATCCCAGCAATGGCGCCATTGGCGTGGCAGTCACTGGTATCCCGTTCACCTGGGATGCAGTTCCTGATTCCACGGGTTACGAGTTCAGCCTGGTGAATGCTGATGGTACTGATGTTGTATCAGCGACTTCAGTATCAGGGACAACTTACACCTACACCGGGACGCTTTCCTACGATACCTCTTACTACTGGACAGTAAAGGCGCTGAAGGATAGTACGGTGTTTGGTCAGGCTACAGCGACCTTCACCACTGGTGCTGAGGGAGCTGTGCCGGTTCCACCGACTACTCCGGCGTGGGTATGGGTGGTTATCGCCATTGGTGCAGTATTGGTGATTGTCACCCTGGTGCTTATCTTCCGAACACGAAGGGTGTAATAACCCTGGTTAGTAGGATAGAAGGGGGGCGTTGAGCCCCCCTTCCCTTTTCCCCACCACGGGATTGCTAAACCCAATTTAGCAGCTATCAGCCTTCAGCTGACTGCTGACCGCTGATTACTGACTGCTGATTACTGACTGCTGATTGCTTATTATCCTGTCATTGCGAGGCACGCCTCCTTTGTCATTGCGAGGAGCGGCAGCGACGAAGCAATCCCACGCCCCACCGAGATTGCCACGCTCCGCTCGCAATGACAATAAAGGGGGCTCAGAATGACAAGAGGCGAAGGGCTCGCAATGCCAGGTGAAAAAGGTCGCAATGACAATAAAAAGGGTCGCAATGACACCCCCCTTGTCATTGCGAGGAGCGTTAGCGGTTGCGAGGCGTAGCCGAAGCAAACTGGAGCACGAGATTCCTCGTTTCACTCGGAACAAGCTCCGCAATCCCACCCCACCGAGATTGCCACGCTCCGCTTGCAATGACAGATTGGGATGGCAATAAGCGAATGAAGTTGTTATAATTCCATTTTAATTGCGATTATATTCAGTGTTATGCAACAATCTGGCAAAGGAAGGAAGAATTACGGAATGAAGTTACTACGCTGTCTGATTGCCG